TTCTTTAACGTCAAATATAAAGTAGACATAACCCCCTCTAACCAACTATGGGAACGGGGCATTGTACCAAGTTTTGATGGCACAACCTGGCGACTACATTCAAGCAAAAAGGCAAAAATAATTTATGAAATTACAGCCGAAGAATTAAATAGTCTTACCTAACACCTGCAACAGACAATCCCGCTTGACTATAAGCAAATCCACATAGTCAAGCGGATTGCCTGCATGTATCTGACTATGACAATAATTACATAATGCTACCCGATTATCTATCTTCCACCAATCCGAAGGTCGCCTGGAACGAGGGACAATTTCGTGAATACAGCCAGCCCTGCCCTGACACAGCACACAGATACCCTCAAATAAATCCCATGCTTCCTGCCAGGTTGGATCATCACCAGATGGGTTTGATTTTAAATTCACCTAACTTTACCTCATTCTTAATCAATTCCTCAACCGACATATCTTCCATAACAGGTTGCCCACGAATTACAGGTAGCCAAATGGAACGAGCATATACCGCCAAATCAAATGGTAAATTACCATACACATATCTGCCAATTACATCGTCCTTTGTGGGATTGCTAATAAATTTAAGCCCTACGCCTACGGAGGAAAGCCACGCCCTTATGCCATCCCGCTTCTCAACGATAATAGGGGGTGCGATTTGTCTGCCCTGATGTCCCTCCAACAACTGCCTGCCCTCAATAGTCTTACTCAATATGAGCCGAATTGCCTGTCGGGAATATGGCTTACCTGTTGCCTTATTAATAATGCCCTTATCTGCCAATGCTTTACTGACACCACCACATGAACCAACACCATAAGTTAATTCTAATGACTTATAGATGTCGTAAATTTCCTGATACTTTAATTTGTCCAAAGAAACCCTCTCTTTATTACTTATACAGTGTATATTTAATCAGCCAGATTCTTAACCCATTCGGGTTGCCTTCACATGAAATCGTGAAGTGTAAGCAAGGTTCTGCTACCTCTAAAGGAAGTGGGGAGTGTAATCCATTGATGCGCCACTTGTCCAAAGACACGCCTACTTGCATATCGGGGTGGTTGGGGAGTAAATCGGATTTCATCCCGACCTGTTGGAAGACCACCAACCACCTGTATTCTGCCTCCTATCATTTTATTCGGAACAATCCGAAATGGAACATGACTATACCGACCTCTTCATTAAGTGCCGTTCATTGCACGCCACAGGGGGTTCGGGGGTTGCCCGTCTTACAAAACTATTCAGATATATGTGGCATAATTATATCATATATTGCGATTCTTGTCAAGGGATAGAGTATGAAATTAAAGATACCTGTTCCTTGACAGGAATATGGAAGTATGATATAATTATAGCAATTTCAAATTAAGGAGGCAAATTTTATGGCTGAAAAGGTTAAACTTACTATCACCGAAGCACTTGCAGATATAAAGACGATTGACAAACGCATTGAAAAGAAACAGGAATTTATATTGGGGTATCTATTCCGACAATCTGCTTTGAAAGACCCATTAGAGAAAGATGGAGGATGTTTTGTTGCCATTGAAAAGGAAATGCAGGCGATTCACGATCTTGAAGAATATAAATTGAAACTTCGCCGAGCAATCCAAGTGGCAAATGAAACTACAAAGATTACGATTTTAGGCGATACCCGCACCCTTGCTGATTGGTTAGTTTGGCGTAGGGAAGTTTCTCCGCAGTTGGAGGAATTGTACGAACAAATTAGTCGCAAGATACAAGAGGTGCGCAAGACTGCATTACAGAAGTCTGCCTCTATTGCCTTTGATGAAAAGACTGCCACTAATCCAATGGATTTTATTGTGCATATTGATGAGAAAGAGATTTTGGAATCTGCTGAACACCTGGAAGAAGTGTTGGGTGCATTAGACGGACAACTATCGCTGAAAAATGCGACTGTTTTGATAGAACTTTAATAAGTTAGACGCCTTCGATAGTGTAGTGTGAGAATTGTTAGCAAACAGGTATAACAACCTACACCTTGCTGTGGTATGGATTCCACCTGAAATGGAATTTCCGCCTTTGATAGATAGGAAATCTATCACACCCTAAAAGTTTAGCGAATAAAGACAAACGTTCAGTTTCTAAACGATTAGAGTATAAAGGTAAAAGATGGTCAAAACCCATTATCAATCTGGTTCTTGCAGAGATGCAAGAAATGTCCACCGCTGACGAGGACACTCACAGGATAATGGCTACTATTTGGAGGCACGCAATTATTTCATCTCCTTTCATAGAGGTCGGGTAGGTTTTTATCATTTTTCCCTGCCCAACCCAAAAGGAATTATGCCGAAAATTATAAAGATAACAAATACTAATCAACTGCCTAAAACAAATTTACTTATGTTCAACCAAGATTCTTATGATGAGGCAGTAAATAAATATAAGCCAAAGGAAATTTATGCTATTGAACAACACACAAGAACAGGCACACATACCCTCTACTTCATCCCCTATAATTAAGTCTATTACATTATCTGCCGATAAATCCCGCATAGAGATACGATTTCCTTATTCCGAAGGTATGGTGAATAAGGTTAAGACCCTCTTTGGTCGTCAATGGGATAAGGATAATCGCTGTTGGTATTTTCCTGCCAAAACAATATTCGCAAATGTGGTATTGAAGTTTGGGCGGGAATTTATGTTTGAAATTGATAGCAAGGTAATGGCGTTGGGGAAGGAAACTGTTTCTTCGGTGAAAAAGTTAGATAGATCGCCCCTCTATCTTCATCAACCAACCGCAGTTGATTTTATTCATTCCAGAAATGGGACTTGTATTCTGGCTGATGATATGGGGGTCGGAAAGACGATTGAGGCATTGTGGTATGTGAAAGAACAACCACTAATTAAGAAAATCCTTATTGTGTCGCCCGCTTCGGTGTTGTATAAATGGAAGGCAGAAGTTAGCAAATGGTTGGAGCGGGATTCGGAGGTGATTAGGAAGGGTAGTCAAGAATTTCCTGCAAATGACATTTGGATTGTGTCATATTCGCTGATGCCGAACATTGTAAATAGAATGGTTGAGATGGACTTTGACTTATTGATTCTCGATGAGTGCCATTATGTCAGTTCTCCCAAAGCGAAAAGAAGTAATGCTGTTCGGCTGATAAAGAGTGAGCGAACCCTATTTTTATCTGGAACTCCCTTCCTAAATCGCCCGATTGAGTTGTGGAATATTTTGAGTATGATAAATCCTGGTGAGTGGGGGTCGTATTGGAAATTCGCTGCCCGCTATTGTGATTCACAGGTAATCAGGCGTTTTGGCAAGCAGTTTGTGGATGTGAGCGGATCGTCTAACTTGGAAGAACTGTCTGCACGCTTGCAAAACATTATGATTCGGCGCACAAGGCACGAAGTGTTGAAAGACCTACCCGAATTGACCCGTACTTTCCTGCCAATTGAATTAAATAGTTATTCGGAATACAATAAGGCGATTGCGGATTTGAAACAATGGCTTCGGGATAATAAGGGGGAGGATAGGCGATTGACGGCGCTTACAAAACTGGGCTACCTGCGCTATCTGGTCGGCATTTCAAAAGTTCCTATGGCAGTAGAAGTTGTGCAAGATTTATTAAATGCTGATGTGAATAGAAAGGTGGTTGTCTATGCCCATCATCGGGACGTGGTGGATAAGTTGAAAGAAGCATTAGCGGAATTTGGTTGTGAAACGATTGTTGGAGATGACAACCCATTACAGCGTTCTGAAACTAACCGCAGATTTCAGGATAAGGAACTTCCAAGAGTGCTGGTAATATCATCTGCGGGAGGGGAGGGAATTGACCTTTACCGAGCTGATTCTATTGTCTTTGTGGAACGCGAATGGAATCCGAGCAAGGAGGAGCAAGCGGAAGGTAGGTTGCACCGCATAGGGCAAGTGAATCCTGTAAGTGCTTATTATCTTGTTGCCAAGCGGACAATTGATGAACACATAGACTATCTTATTTCGCAGAAACGTGGTATAATAGGGGCAATTCTAAATATTGAGAATGAAATACTTGATTATGTTGAGAAAGGAGTATAATGGATACTGATACAATAAAGAAATATGAGGGACTGGAAATTCAAATTAGTGATGATGAAGGGGATAATATGTCGCTTGAGTTGCGTCGTGAAAGTGGATGGGATGTAGTGGAGATTTATTTAAATGGAATAAATATAGGGGGCGGAGATTGGAGTTGTAATATAAAATTATTGTTTGAAGAAGCACTAAAATTATGGAAAGATGTAATATAATAATGGATACTGAATTTAGTGATACGATTACCGAAATAGAAAATATCAAGAAAGCCATCGCCACCCTTGAGCATAGGATTGATAGTATTCCTCATCTTACAGTAGAAAACACCAACTGTATAAATGATTTGCTTGAAAATGCGTGGGGACTGCTTGAAAATCATAGGGCGGTCTTTCAAGAATTGTCTGATTATAAGGAGGATAAATGACCTTCAAAAGATTTGCATACGCAGTTGTACTTGGGATAGTTAATGCAATATGGCTATACTTTGTATCTGATGGAAATAATGTAAGGTTTTGGGTTGGTCTTTTCGCACTAACTATTGTTAGAATCGCTGATTATATTTATTATAAGGAGTTATAATATGTCCCTACTAAATCTTCTTGGATGGGTGCTTCTTGCGCTTCCATTAATCTGGCTATTTGTAATGTTTTCAAAACAGGACGGATGGAAAATAACATTAGTGGCATTTATGGTAGCTGCTGGATTTAGTTTGGCGATTTGGATAGGTCTTTATCTGATTCTCATATAAAGGAGGTGTAAATATGTGGTTTTCACGAAAAGAAGTCTTAGACCATAAACGGGATTTGCAACGAGATTATGTAATAGATAAGGACTTCAGTAACTTCGTTTTTTGTCTTATAGATGACTGGTTTGAGCTTAAGAATGCGGTAGAAGATTGGCAATATGAAGTAAAAGAATTTAAAGATAGTTGGGGAGAGCAGGCAAGTTTTATAAAAGAGTTGAAAGAGGATGTAAATAAATTAATAGATACAATAAATGAATTGGAGGCGATAAATGGCAAGGATTGATGTCAAGATTAAGTCCATTACACCCGATAGGACAACGTATAAGAAGTATCTGGTGTGTTATGAGCCCGAAAATATGTGGGTGCAGGTGGAAATTCCAGACAAGGAGGTGGCTGATAAACAACTTGGTAATGTGCGTCTGACTACGGCAGGTCTAAAACATTTAGTTAGCCAATTGGCTGACGTTATTGATGAAATTGATGCCGAACATATTAAGAAGTATAAGGAGTAAATACTATGCCAATCTACAAAGTTCGAGAACGCGGTAAGGGTGGGTTAGCCCACGTAAAAGTATCGCCCGATAAAATTCGGGTGAAGTTTGAGGATGAAACTTCCGATTATCTTATCCTGCCTGATGATGCCCCCGAAGGTATTAGATGGAAAGTTCTTCGTGGAGTTGAGTTCGGATGAGAGCAAGATTCGGGCGTGTCGTCCGCCAAAAGGTTCGTATTGGGCGAAGTTCAGCCACTTTTCACATCAAAAGGACAAACCACCAAATGTTAAAGAAGTTCCTGCTGATGTGAAGCGCAAGCGGACAGGCGAAACTTATCCTGTTCCCGCCCACCTAGAATTTACTGCCGTATTCAAAATTATAAAGGGCGATTTTGTTTGGATGGAACTGCCCTACTCAATGTGGTATGCTTTCAAAGTGTATGGCAGTAGTGGTGAATGTGCCATCAGTGGGCGCGGATCGCAAAAGGTTGAGGAATTTCTGGTGGCTGTCGGATTTGATTTTATGAAGGACAGCATTCCGTATAGTGAGAATATCCTTCCATCTCTTGAGCAGATGATACAGGAGAAGGACGGCGGTGTGATGATTACCATAAACGAATACGGATATATTGACACCCTGTTCGCTGCGCCAAAGGAGTAATATGCAAATAGAGTATCAGGATGTGCTTGAAAAGTTATCGGGCGTGAATGAGTACGCAGAATATGCTGCCGCACTTTGCCCCGCACATCCTGACACATCTCCCAGCTTACTTGTATTTAAGGACGGGAGATTCCGCTGTTTGGCGTGCGGATTTAAGGGTACATATCGTAAGTTATTGGATAAGTTGGAGGGGTGGTCTGCCCCTCCAATCGTAGATAGAAAAGTTGAGCATTATAGACTGCCGACAGACTTGGATGAGTTGGAAGAATTGATGGATGAAGCTCACAACTTTCTGTTATCTAACCGCGATCCTCTGGCGAATTATTTGGAACAGCGCAGAGTGGCGGGCAGGATTGTGCCACAACATTTAGGTTACTGGATGGGATGGTACTCTATTCCCGTCTATGGTGATAAGAAACAGTTTCTTGGTGTGGTATTGCGGGCAGGCAATCACATTCAAAACACTACAGGTGCAAGGTTTCACATTCCCTTCGGGCAACCAACGTTGCTCTATGTTCCTGACTGGAATAAGGTGAGCCAGGCAGACTTTTTAATTGTGGTATTTGGAATGGTGGATGCCCTTGCGCTGTGTGAGATTGGATTGCCTGTCTGCACTGCTACATCAGGTAAGGATAGTATGCGTGCAGAAATGTTAGAGCAGTTTCGCAAAAAGATTATCGTCATTCCCGATAAAGGGGAAGATGATACGGCAAAGAAATTGGTAAATAGTTTGGGATGGCGGGGCAAATTGAAGGTGATTGATTATCCATTAGATACAAAAGACCCCGCCGATTTGGTTCAAAGAGGATTGACAGAATTGCTATTGAATGATATAATGGAGGACTAATGGAACAAAAGATTAAATTTATATTGAAGGTAACATTTAAGAGTGGCACAGAAGAAACAGTAGAATGGACGGCAAACTCTCCCACTTATGAGGAAATTACTGATATGGAATTAGTTAAAATTGAGTTAGTCAATATTTTACGAAAAGAAAAATTGGTTCAAGTAATAACTAATAAGGACATATAAATGATTAACTACGAACAACTAACCGATGACGAACTGAATAAAGAGGTTGCTGTCAGGGTAATGGGATGGCATTTAGAGAAAATCCTTAACCCATTTCACGAAGAGGAGTTTTGGTGCTTGCCTCATAAGGCGGTAATTGAAAGAAAAATGTGGCAACCCGCCACTTCCATAGCCCAAGCGTTTGAGGTGGTGGACAAGATGATAGCGGATGGGTGGTTTTTTCAAATGTATGGACTAACAGATACGTTTGATTATGGGGTGTCGTTTTCTTATTTTGAGGGATACAAAGAGACCATTGATACCGATGATATTTACAACAAATCCATCTCCCGCACCATCTGTATCGCAAGTCTAAAAGCAGTTGAAGCAAAGGAGGCGCAAAATGATTGATGTAAGAGTGATGAAAAACGAAGCACTATTAGATAGTTTTATGTATCAATTAGACAAATTCCGAAATTATTTATGTATGGACTCTAACCACATAACTTACGATATTGTAGAAACACAAAGCCAAGTCATACAACTACATCAAGACGAGATTTTAAGACGGATGACAGCAGTTGAAGCAAAGGAGAAGGAATGAGCAATACTAAATGTTGGCTAAAAAAGCCACCGCACAATCAATGCTGTTGTAATTGTAAGAACTTATTAAAACTAAATTTGCATTGTTGGCACGTTGTTGAAAAACCGAAAGATATGGGGTGTGTTTGCGGAATACAAATCGGATGGGTGTGTGCTGGATTTGCCTATGAGGGAATTGTTGAGTTTTTTGGTACAGATAAGGATTTTCATTCCATCGGGTGTGAGATGTATAGTGCAAAGAAAGTGAAGAAAGCAAAGGAAGGCAAGGAATGATGGTGATTATTATAATTCTGATTCTGATGATACCTGCGTGGTTTTGGGTTTCCTGACCAACAATAAAGAAAGTGAGGAATAATGCCCTGTGCAATATGTGGAAGGAATAGTTATGGTAATGACCTGTGTCCTGATTGCGAGGAACAAGCACGGGAAGAAGAACAAGAGCCACAATTTGAAGGCGGTAAGTGTCCTTATTGCGGAGAAATGTCTTGGTATTTTGGGAATGAGTTTGTAGAGTGTAAGGCGTGTGGTGCAAAAGCAAAAGAAAGTGAGGACAAATGAAAGAAAAGGGTATGACTATGAAGGAAGTACGGGATAAATATTTTGGTGGGATAGACTACTTAAAAATACATACCTGCCCTTGTTGCGGACACGTGTTTCACGATGAGGGTGATGATGAAGCGGAAAATACTCTGCTCGACGAGAGGGTTAATAAAATAACTGGTTTTTGGAGTGAACATAGAAAAGAAAGCGAGGAATAAATGTGCAAACCGTCTATAAAATCACGACAATCTACACAGCAAGGAAAGGATGGAAATAATGAGTGTTGATTATCCGAGAGCATGGCAAATCGCACGTTCTGTGCCAATAAGTAAACATCACCCTGAATGTAGTTATCGGACAGAAGAAGGAGGATTGCTTTGTGATTGCGATATTCTGAATAAGCACCAAGAAGTAACTGATAACACATTACAAACAATTGACGGGTTTGAGTATAAGGATGGAAACAATGAGTGATGTATATGAGATTTGGTATGTATTTTATTATATGGAGTTTGGCATCTCACAGTTAGAGAGCCGTATATTTGGGAGTGGAAGTTACACAAGCGGAGGAAACAATGAGTGAAAAACTAAAGCCCTGCCCGTTTTGTGGGAGTGAAGCAGAGCAAGTGCCAGAGGAATATCTTGGGGAAGGCGTTACGGTAATGAGTGATTGCTATACTTGTTCTAATGAAAATTGTCCTGTGAACGAAGTTGTATTCCACTTCCCTAAAAATTGGAACACCCGACCTATTGAAGATGAACAAGCAAAGTTGATAGAGCAATTAAAAGACGCTATTGATGTTTTAGGATTGAAATACCTTGTTTATACCGAAGAAGAAGCAAATAAGTTTGTTGAAACAGCCGTAAAAGCATATCAACAATGGAAGGATAAACATATTGCGTAAACTCATTCTACTGTTTGCTCTCCTATTTATGATTGCCTGTGTTGCCGAAGTGGAACTTGTATCACAAGCAATCGTTACTTTCAATCCAACCCCTTTTCGTGGTAACATTACGCCCGATCCACTTACGCGAGATGTATTTGGTAATATCACGCAAGGAGCGGATACAAACCGATACAATGGATATTACAATGAGTTCCATATGTGGATTCCTGGTGTTGTCAAAGCCGAATCGCAGTTCCTTGTTATGCCTGACCTTGTAATAGGAGAAGCGTGGGGGTACGGTGTTGGCAGGGGCATACATACTTTTGGGGATAGCGATGTGGTTGGCACAATCGTTTTGCCGTTTTGTAGTGAGATAGGCAATTATGTTTGGGCAAAAAGGGAGGGGTGCGAATGGGAAGGTCCATTCAGGGTTGTAGATTGTGCTGCCCGTTATGATATTTATAATGTGGTAGTAAACAGGCACGAGGTAGCAGAAATACCCCGCGACCTTGCTATTGAATGGAATATGTGGGTTGAAGGAAAAGACGGATATTGGGGCTGGAATATGCGTAAGATTCAAAACGTATTGATAAGCAAAATAAATCCTGAATGTCTGCCTGCTGATTTGCAACCCGTCAAACTTGATGAATGGTTCAAAGAAAGGGTTACTTACTTTGAGACCAAAGAGGAAGGTATGCAATGGGAAGAGGACAACCCGCGTGGAATATTGACCAAGAATATTGATGGTATACCGCAATGGCGGATTAATGGGGAGTGGATAATCTTTCCAAGAAATTCAGTGGAGTGTGAATAGTGAAATGTAAGTTATGTAATGATGTAGGAGTAGTAAGAATAGAAGATTCTAAGGGAAATAAACGCAATAATATGATATGTCCTATGTGTAATGGGGCATCTAATTCCTTAATGGCAGAAACACGACGATGTGATAGTTGTAAATGGTGGTGTTTAGATGTATGTACTCAAGAAACAATAAATATAGACTTTCTTTCATCAAATGGATTGTTTATGCCCACTGAAGACTTTTTCTGTAAATATTGGGAGCAGAAGTAGATGCGACATAACGACGCGTCGGAGATAGTTTTGGGTTTGATACTTGCCAACAAGATTAATCCCGAACACGTTAATCCAATGGCATTTGCTGTTCCTTATGGGGAAGCGGTAAAGTTGCTTCGAGAGGGAGCAGATATTAATGTATTGTATGACAAGATAGGTCTGCCTGCTGTTAAAGCCGCCATAGATGCAAGTCGTGTTGTAGATGATAGACTTCCTGGCGATTGGATAAAGATTTTGGATACTGCATATGCCCGCGAGGAAATGGCAGGAATTTTAGAGAAACAATTATCTAAACTTCATAAAGGGGAGGACGCGGATGCTTTGAAGATAGCAGGCGCACTTGAGAAGTTTCGAGATATGCAACACCGCTACACCACTATGGATTTGATTGACCCAGAGAATGCGATTTGGCGGGCAACGGGATATAAACCGATTGATGAAATGTTGGGTGGTATTCCCGATAGTTGTCTTACTATCATCGCTGCGCCGCCTGGAACGGGTAAGACATCTCTTATGCTGAAGTTGGCGTCTTGCTTCGCTGAACGCGAGCAGGAGGTATTATTGTTTACCTTTGAAATGACGGCGGGACAATTAGTTTCTCGTATGATGGATATACAACCCGACATTACCAAAGAGACCAAGAAGATGATAAATGTGTGTGATGATATTATGGGAGTGGATGAGGTGGTGGCAGAGGCTTCCCGCTTGGCTTCGGTAAAGAATCTTGGATTCATCGGTATAGATTTTGCTGATTTGATGTTGAGTGAGGAGGAGGATGAGCCGAAGGTGGGTATGCTGTATCGGCATATGGCGCGCATGGCTAAAGAATCTCATACACCTGTTATATTGTTATCCCAACTAAATAGGTCACACGCAGGGGAAGAACCAACAATCCACGATGTGCGCTGGTCAGGACTCGCAGAAGCAATGGCTGCCTTGATGATACTTATTTTTAATCCAAACCAAACTTATTCAGGTCCGCCCACTAAGAAAAGCCAATTGCAACGGTATCCTGGTTACGGCTGGTTGATTATAGGTAAGTCGCGCTTTGGTTATAAACAGGGAAGTCAAGGTGCAATCAGGGTGAAGTGGGATGGAGCACAGGCATGGGATGATAACGATTATATGTGGAAAGGAATGACAAGCGTATGAATATTATACACGGTTTGCCGAATGTTCCCATCACCAAAGAAACCGTTGCTTCTGTGGACATTGAAATCTTTGGTCAGACAAAGGGCAAGTTGCATAGACCAACGGGCGAGTTTGCCTGCTTAAGCATCGGTATTGGTGAGGATGTGTTTGTCATTCAGGATAAGAATGATTTGGTGGAGTTATTTAGCCGACTTGCGCCCGCTAAATATTTTGTCCTACATCAATCTCTGTATGATATACGCCAACTGCGCAGATGGATAAAGTTTGACAGGCGTAAGGTATGGGATAGTTTGCTTGTAGATAAATTATTATGGGGTGGATACTTTAATATCCACGAGTTTAGTTTGAGCGATTTATCTCGTCGCTATTTGGATGTCGTTTTGGAAAAGGAAACTCGCCAATCCTTCGAGGGAATGAATTATATGTCAGAGGATATGATTCAATATGCCGCTAAAGATGCCTACTATACATTGCGAATTTACGAGGCACAACAGAGAGAGATTGAAGCCCGTCAATATGATATGAACACCTATTGGATGATAGATGAACCTGCAATTTGGGCAACATTGGATTTGCAACCCGTGAAGGTGGATGTTCCTCAATGGTTGTCTATGGCGAAAGAGTTTGAGCGCAGGGGCATTGAGATGGAACGGGAAATGGGTGTGAATGTTTATTCTCATGTTCAGGTAAAAGAATATGTGCGTAAGTTGTCGGGCGTAAAGTTAGACAATACCGCCGCCGAAACTCTTGAGGAAGCAAAGACAAAGGTTGGGGCAGAAATAATTGATAAGATAACTTTGGTGCGTATGCTCCGCAAAGCGTCCTCCACTTATGGGTTGAAGTGGATAGAGAATAATGTGGAGGAGGACGGGCTGGTGTATTCGGACTTCTATGTGGTGGGAACTGAATCAGGACGGATGAGTTCCAGCAATCCAAACTTGCAACAAATTCCGAGCAGACGTATTCCCGAATACCGTCAGTTGTTTATCAGCCGACATGGAAAGATGCTCATTGCTGATATTCAGGCACAAGAGCCGCGCATTCTTGCCTACCTGTCGGGAGATAAGAAGTTATTAGAAGCATTTGCCAACAAGGAGGACGTCCACTTGTCTGTAACTCGTGCTATATTTGGCGATCCTGACATTCAAAAGTCCGACAAACGGCGCGAGATTGGCAAGATGATAAATCTGGCTACAAGTTATGGTCTTACCGCGCAGGGATTGGCGAGCCGATTAAACATTCCGTTAGAGAAAGCGGAGGAGTTTCTATCTCAATACTTCTCGCGCTTCTCTGGCGTTACTGCTTACATAGATAAGATGAGAAGTGTAGCTAATCGTTTTGAATATGTAGAAACAATTAGTGGACGCAGGGTGTGGGTAAATCGTCATAACTTTCAGGCAGAGAACAATGCCATCAATTCCCCTATTCAGGGGTCGGGTGCAGATATGCTGAAGTTATGGATGACGGAGTTTTGGGAATGGTGCAAGAACGAGAATGTAATGTATCCTGTTACAATGCCTATTCACGATGAACTTGTGATGGACGTGCCGATTGAATTGTCAGCAAAATATAAACAGGGAATAACGGATACGATGCAGTCTGCGGCACATAAATTATTTAATGATATGCCGTTTGAAGTAGAGTTGCATCAAGGCAGAACGTGGGCAGCAAAGAAAGAAACGGAGGAATAATATGGGCGAGATTATGTTGGAAATTAATGGAAGTAGTGGTAATGAGAAACTTGAAGCACATATGGCTGACTTATTGGTAGATTTATTTGAGACATTCAAGAAGAAACAGAAAAGTTATGGGTGTGGAAACATTGCAGATTTCGGAGAGCGGGGTGTATTTATTCGGATGAATGATAAGATGAAACGTTTAAAGAATCTTGTTTGGGACGGCAAAGATAACCCAATAGAAGATGAAACTATTGATGATACCTATTTAGATTTGGCTGATTATGCTCTTATATCTATTCTTGTGCGGAAAGGATATTGGCATGAATAAGCGATGGCGTATTGGATTAGACTTTGATGGCGTGATAAATTCCTATGCGAGCGGATATAAACCAGGAGATGATGGATATTTACCTGACCCACCAGTAAAAGGTGCACGAGAATTTGTTGCAAGATTATTTGATATATTTGATGAGGTAGTTATTATTACCACTCGTGCAAGAACAAAAGCAGGTGTTGTCGGTATACATAGATGGTTAGATAAATATAATTTTCCGAAAAATCTATGCGTGTTTTCTGAAAAGATGCCGTGCGAAATCTACCTTGATGATAAAGCGATTACATTTAGAGGTAAGTTTCCTACCAAGAAAGAATTGGTAGAGTTTCGTGGGTGGACAGATTCGGATTATAAATATCAAGAGGAAACGGAGGAATAACATATGGACAAGAAACAGATAGTTGAATTGGTAAAGGATGGTCTGCGGGCAATTCCCGATTACCCTTTGTGCATTGATGATGTTACAGAGGATACGGTGTTGACAAGTAAGGAGGGGTGGTCGTTAGATAGCATGGGTATGGCTACTCTTGTTATTGAATTGGAAGCGTTGATAGACGAAAGGTATCATAAGCAGATTGATATTATTGGGGGCAAGATGTTTGATGTTAATAATAGTCCGTTCCGTACAGTCGGCACAATGGCAGAACATATAATAGGAGAGATGGAATGAATAAATTGAAGCGTTGTCCTTTTTGTGGCGGTAAGGCAGAGGTACAAGTTGGGTTTACAGAAGAGATTAAAAGAACATATGAGATGTTTAATATTGAAGTACCTGAATTTGATGAAGAGTATTTTAGAACAAATAAAGAGTCGCCGATTATGTGTCTTAGGTGTAGACGGCTGTATTGTATGACACCCGAAGTATGGAATAATAGACCGCTTGAAGATAAATTACGAGAAAAGATAAAGGAAATAAAATGAATATATTAATCACAGGCACAAGTCGGGGAATTGGAGCAGATTTAGCTGACCATTTTCTTACAATGGGACATAGTGTTATGGGATGTAGTCGCAGTAATGCACCTTTTCAACATTCAAACTACAGACATTCTCTGTTAGATGTTCGAGACGAGCAGGCAGTTATAGAGTGGGTAAAGGACATCAAAACACAAATGGGTACGTTGGATGTGCTGATTGCTAATGCAGGTAAAGTATATGCTTCATCTTTGATGGCTGTTACAAATACAGATAGTGCATTAAGAACAATTGAAGTTAGCTTGGGCGGGACATACATAGTATGCAAAGAAGTGGCAAGAATGATGATGCGACAAAAGTACGGCAGGATAGTAACGGTTTCTTCAATGACCGTGCCGTTGCACGCTATCGGAACTTCGGCATATTCTGCTGCCAAAGCGGGCATAGAAGAGCTTACCAAGATTATGGCAAAAGAATTTGCACCCTATAACATTACTGTGAATTGTATTGCACCATCTATTTATGATGGAGGCGGGTCGTCTGCGTATCGGCTTGATTCTGAACTGCACGACAAGATATTGAAAACATTGGTGATACAACGACCTATCACTTTGCAAGAGCTGACAAGTGCGATTGATTTGTTTGTGGAAAATGGTGCATTGACGGGACAAGTGTTGCGGTTTGGGACGGTGTAATATGAATGCTCGGTCTTATACTTCTGATACTACTACTCCTTGGATAAGTGGCACGGATTGGGCGAATAATACGGTGTGGTGCGCCTATAGATTGGGAGGAGGAGCAACTTTGAGAATTGAATGGATAGACTACGAACTTCCCACAGAAATTGTGGATAATGCCGAGATAGATACACTTCATCCTGA